ATTGCCTGCACTGTCTACAACCGCTGTAGCATCAGTAATTGTCGGAGTACCGGCAATATTGAAAACAAGAGTAATAGTCTGAACCGCATCATGATAGCCGAACAATACGCTGCCACCATCTATGCTGTTGAATATTGCGAAAGTTGGAGTTGAACCGGAATATTGACAATTACCATATACAAAGGTCTTAGCATTCACATAACCAGCGACGGGAGCTACTACACCAGAAGTTGGTGCTGTGAAATTACAAGTAGTAATCTGTAACACTCCTCCATTCGTAGCAGCAGCATTTTCATAATATGATTGAAAAGTAAACCCAGAAACTGAAATATTCGCCATGTAATAAGATGTAACACACCGAGCGATACTAGCGTGAGGTGGATAAGCTGCCTGACTAATCGACGTTGCATTGATAACAACATTGCCGGGATTTGCGGTGTTTCCGATAATATTCCACGACGAAATATAATTCGTACCGTCGCCAAAAGCATCTACATAAAGACCATCAGCTACGCGGACTGTAATGGTGTTTTGTGAAATATATCGTGATTTAATCGCGGTCATAGCTCCAGAAATAGTTAAGAAAGCGCCAGCCGGTGTGTTTGCAAATCCAGTGTTATTGTCATTCCCATCTGGTCTAACGTAGAAAACAGTCTGTGGCGGAGCTTGCGGAATTGGGGGAACCATAGAAGTAAAGTTCACCCCATTATAGACAAACATCATTTCTTCGGTAGCGACAAGATTGCCACCAACCATCGGGCTACCATCAGTCCGAGTCGCAGTAACCGCAGCTACACCATTGAGCTGGAGTTGAACTGGTCCCAAGTTAGTATTGGCGACTTTAATATTGAACAGCATTCCAGTAGCATAGTTTGCTGGAACTGGAACAGTATTACAGACAATTAGACCGGGTGTGGCTGAGGTATCAATGCCGACATACACAATCGAAGTAGGTGCAGGACCAGCGCCAGACTGAACGAAGTTTCTTAATGTTCCAGCAGTCACTAGATTTGCAAATAGATCACCAGCATTCCATGCTTTTGCAGTCGTACCCTCCTGCGCTCTAACAATCGTTGCAACATCACCAGTTATATTAGTGACATGCACAATCTCGTTTTGCGTTTTAGTTGCTTGATCATAGAAGGTTGCAACGAAATAGTCGGTACCTGTTGGAGCAGGAAATAGGACCCCTGTTCCGGCTGCGAGCGCTACAGTCGTGCTTACCGGGGTGATGCTGCCAGACACCGTTGTTGAGGCGTTATTGCTCCATAGAATTGTCATGATCAGTTCCTAACCTATGGTGCATGTGAAATTAAACTGATATGGAGTTTCAAGAACACCAGAATCCAAGGCAGCCTTGAAGGTTGACATATAAGGAAGTGGCGGAAGAGGTACGTAAACAGATTCTATATCATTTAATTGGATATCTACATATGTTGACGGAGCCAATGTATTCGCTCCCCAAGAAATACCAAATCCATTTGGCCCCCATAGATTTAGTATAGATCCACCGGTTACAGTTCTATCACCTAATACAAAACGAGTTGTAACGTTTCGATCTACTCCTAGTGTGACACTGATTTGTTGTGTATCAGCAATAGAAACCGGTCCTGTAGGATCAGGGCTTATACCATCAGTTCCATAAAGAAATCGCCAAACACGACGCTTTAAAAATTCAGTACTAAAGTAGTTTCCATCTCCTTTAAGAAAATGCCACGTTAGGATACGTCGGTAAAGATCATCGTTTGTGACAACCACATTGCCCAAAGATAGCTGCAAAAGTCCATTAATTGGAGGTAGATTATCCGTAGGATTAGAACTAGCTAAGATCACTCCATCATTAGGTGCCCACGTATTTAACGGACCAACTTGAACAGGAAGCCCTGTGCCAATAGATGGACGGGACATTCCATAGAGACCTGTAGCAACCCAATCTAATAATAAACCTGAAACAATGGGTCCAGTATAAATCGGAAGATTTAAAGCATTAAATGTATCAACATAATCCTGCTGCATATCATTTTGAGCAGCAACAAATCCTTGCATATCATCATCATCAGAATATTCTTGGTACAGATAAGATGGAATAACGGTCAATAACCCTGTCGGATGGTTTACAGGAAATGGCCGCCCAATTGTACCTCCAACTTGTCCTGAAACCTGAGTAGGCGGATAGGAAACCGTATATTCCTTACTAAAATATGCAGAGAATTGGTGTCCAGAAGTATCAGCATTTACCCAAACATTTGATTTCGGAGGGACAATGAACGTTTGCCCCGGTGCTAGTTTTATCGTAGCACTGTAATAAGCTGCCGCTGGACCAACAAGACTAACATATAAAATTTCTGCTGTAGCAATTTTTTGATCTAAATAAGAAAGTGGGTTAATAATTACTCCACCATTTTGATTAATATTAAAATCTGCAACGAGTACAGATGTACCTCCTAATGTAACGGTATTAATGTACCCTCGTATAAGGGCTCTCATTTAACCCTCAGTCACTACGATTTGGCTTGTGTCTGTATAGAAATAACTATTGATATCACCAAAGATACACTGTGTTCCTGGAGATGGAGATACACCAACACCATTGATAGATATTTGAAATGTCAAGTCTATAATTAATTCACCCGGCAAGATATTAGCTACCGCCTCTAAGAAAACTTGTGATAGTACATTTAGATTAATTGGCGTTGTTCCTGCCGGAAGTCTGTTAATATATTCTACAATAGCTGGAACTGCTGCCTGTGCCATGGCAGAAACAGAAACATAATTAAGAGAATTGGTTATCCAAGTCACTGTCATTGCCACCGTTTCTTGCGGGGGAATCACATATGGAATAGCATAACTGTCAGGATAATCATAAATCGTAACAATATTATTGATAGGATTAGGAGTTACAATTCCACCATATTGATAACGACCCCATGCAGAACTATCAATAGGAATTGAAAATGTCTTAGCACTTAATACAGTCACCGGATAATACTGCCCGTTCAGAAACGGAAATCCAACCACACCGTCAATTCTTTCTACATCTCCAGTTACAAGATTATGATTATCTGCTGTTGAAATAACAGCCGGGTTTGTGTTGGAAATATTGTCAATGCTTATTGTGGCACCAGAAAGTCCCGGTATATAAAAATCAGCTTGCCAGATCGCATACGCCACCTGATATGGATCACCACCACCTGCGATAATGACATAGTTGTTTCCACTTTGCCGTACAGAAACAAGGCGGGTTTGGACACCCGGCACATTTGACAAGAGAGTCTTAAGATATCGACCCATTCCTGTTGAAGCAGCAAGGCCAGCGGTAAAACACCGCTCCCGATAGATTTCAATTGGCTCACCAGCCGTCGATGGAAATCCATCTACCGGATTAGTGACCGAAAGGGATACATTAGCAGGAACAGAAGTACTCAATTGAGTAACGCTGAATGATAGAACCTGCCAAGCTCCTCCTTGTGTCGCCAGAGCATAGACAGGAACAGTCTGCCCATCTGTTCCACAAATCGCGCCATCCTGGCAAACATACTGATACGTTCCATCAGAGACCACAAAACCTTGAGCCACGACATAGCCGGGAGGGCCAGTAAAAACAACGTAGACAGATGTATTGGTGATCGGCTGTTGGTCTACTCCATAAAGAGTGCCAAGCTGACTCAATAGGTAAGCATTAGCACCATATGGAGTAACAGAATTTACCAAATCTACTAAGAAACTGTCACTTTCGACAAGAGCATAAGTATCTGTGCTTGATACATCCTCGATTAATGAGCCTGGAAGATTGGCGGTATAATCAGGATTTGTTGCCGCTACGAGTGTGATTAGTCTATTCCGCAGATCTGCTGGTGCTGCCGGTTGCAGACCTTGCGTTGTCATAATGATAGGAACAATAGCCATTAGATAGGTTGCTCCATTGGATAACGAGGGGCGGTCTGTATACCGATTAAAGAACCATAATTTGTTAGAACGCTGATATTGTAGGCTGGCACCGGTCTTCCATCGTCACTATCCGCAGCCCCTTGTGCAATAGGAGTTGGAGTTATAATTAACGAAGAAAAGAAAGGTGCGAACTGTTGCTGTGTCCGGACCATGTAGAAATCTGGAAAGACCTGTGCAACAACAGAAGGATGTGCCGGGATGCCATAGTTAGCAAAGAAGGGGCTTTCACCTAAATTCAACTTACAAACTTGAGCAAGAGTAGTTAGATAAACAGAATCGTTGTAACCATTGACGTCTGTAGTAACAATCCACCATTTCTTTTTGCCGGTGAGGACATCTCGTGTACGACCATAAGTTCGCATTGGTAATACCTCAGCCTAGCCTCGCGTAACTATTAGTAGATGGTCCTTGTTCAGTCATAATTCTTGCGTATTGGCCTTTCTGTCCATCACCACCCACATACGCCTTGCCGCCAGCCGTGACACTAAGATGAGCATGGTCATTTTGTTTATCTACAACCATGCTATGTTCACTATCTATACTCTGCACAGTAGACTTCTTATTCTTGTCGAAGCTAAACTGGGTCTGATCCTGATCCTGCTGTTGTTGTCCAGTTCCATTACCAGAACTAGTATCACTGGTGCCTGATGTCGTGGCAATTAGAGGTTCGATTCCTAATCGTTTTCGTGCTCTTTGTTGTTCAAGCCGAAATATAGATGGTCGCAGCATAGATGTACTTGCTGATTGCCCACCACCATTCTGCTGTTGCTGTTGATCCTGCTGTTGTTTTTGATGTGGCCCTACGATCCACCCATTAGGTCCACCCATATGGGTCAGTTGATCATAATCCCGACTAGGATTCTGCTTATGGCTCGTACCATTAAATGACAGTGTTGTTAGATTGCCGCGCGGGTAAAAATCAGTATTACCGCCAGCGTCCCCAGTAACACCACCGAGATAGTAATTGCCTGGAACAGCGTATCCCTTATCCCCGACCTGTGTCGGTTCACGAGAATATTGTGACCATGACTGTGGGATCTTAACTGTCGGTGGTGTGAAGATACCATTTTGTGTCTCAAAAGCTACATAGATGAAGTCTTTATCAACTTTTGTCACATGGCACGGCATGGACTTGGCTTGCCGCTCAGTCTGCGTATTGAGCCTCTTATTTACCCATTGGTTCATCCGGTATTGGAATGGGTGTTTATGTGAGTCGTAGCGTCCCATTATGGCATCGCCTCTATGGTGTTACCTCAAAAGCCCCATTGCGATAAATAAGTGTGGACG